AGATAGGAGGCAGTTATGCCAAAGGTCGGCAAGAAGCATTATTCGTACTCCAAGAAGGGGTACGCAGCGGCCAAGAAAGAAGCGAAACGCACGGGCAAACGGATGGCGGTAGGCAAGAAACGCAAGAAGGCTACGCGTAAACGATGAAGGTCGGCTCGCTGTTTAGCGGCGTCGGCGGCTTCGACCTCGGGCTCGAACGGGCCGGGATGGAGATCGCGTGGCAAGTCGAGATAGACCCCCAAAGCCGGTCGGTGTTGAGACACCACTGGCCCAACGCAGAACTTCACAAGGATGTGAACGATGTGGGTGGCAGTCACGGTATCACAGAACGCGAACGGGTTCGCATGGATGAGCCGGATCTACCCGACTCTGGGTCTGACATGGGGAACCAACCAGACGAGCTTCATACTTCAGATAGAGGAAGAAACGATGTCGGACGAACAAACCTCGCTCCTGTTGACCTCATCTGCGGAGGATTCCCCTGCCAAGACCTGTCTGTCGCCGGAAAGCGTGAGGGAATGGCAGGACAACGGTCAGGACTTTGGTGGGAATTCCATCGCATCCTTGGCGAACTCACTCCCCGTTGGTGCCTTATCGAAAATGTCCCTGGTCTGCTATCCTCGAACGAAGGAAGGGATATGCTTGCCCTCGTCGATTCGCTGGAACAGTTGGGGTACGGGTGGAGCTACAGGATTCTTGACAGCCAACATTTCGGAGTCGCACAACGACGGCGTAGAGTCTTTATTGTCGGACATTTTGGAGGGCCGTGTCCACCAGAAATACTTCTTGAGTCCGAAGGCGTGTCGTGGGATTCTGAGGAGGGCGAGGCGCAGGGGGAAGGAGCTGCCGAAAGCTCTGGAAGAGGCACTGACGGCGAGGGTAGCAGAGGGCTCTCCTTTGGTTTCGATCCAGGACAGAGTAGCAACCCCAAGGCTACGGAACAGATAACCGCCGAAGGGTCGCCGCCGCTTCCAGCAGGACAAGGAGCGGCAGGGCGCATCGCAGTCCTTGCCCACGGGCAAGCGAACCACGAAGCGCCGATCGTGTTCCATAAAGCCCAGAAGGCGCACGACCCTGACGACCATGAGCGGTGGGAAGAGTCGGAGGTGTCGGGTACACTCAACGGCCAAGGCGACACGGCGGGGATGGTCGCGCTGAACGAAATAACATTCCGAGGGGGAGCCCAGCAAGATGAGTTCGTAGGCCACAGTGATGTTACGGGGTCTTTGGCCCACAGTAGCAATACACATGGGGGCAACCATCAGCCGAAAGTATTCGTTCAGCCTGAGACCTACCATGACCTAGCGCCTAGCCTTGTATCCGATGCGGCTGGAATGAGTCGCGTGGGGGGCCAAGCGGCAGAGCCCCAGTTCGTCGTCGGCGCGATACCACGGCGACTGACGCCTACCGAGTGCGAACGGCTGCAAGGCTTCCCAGACGGCTGGACAGGGATCGATGGGATGGCTGACGGCCCGCGCTATCGCATGATGGGAAACGCGGTGACCGTGAACGTGGCCGAATACGTCGGCAAGAGGATCATAGGTCAGGAGAAAGGATGAGCGTAGACAAGAGGGGATGGATACCAGCCTGGAGGAAACTGTTCGATCCGGATCATGCCTTGGCAGAGCGTGAAGGGGTCTGCAAAAGATTCGCTTGGCTGGACATCGTGCAGATGGCCGCACATGAACCGATGAGGCGACACGGGCAACAGCTGGGGAGGGGAGAATTGATGGTGGCCCTGCGCTTTCTGGCCGAACGCTGGGGGTGGTCTAAGTCGAAGGTTGAACGCTTTCTGAAGCGCCTAAAAAGCGAGACACGAATCGGGACGGTGAGCGAGACACCATTGGGCACCATCTATCGTGTTATGGAATATGATAGATACGCAGTTTTCCACATTGAAGGTAGGGACACCAAGCGGGACACCGATCGGGACAAAGAGAAACATTATAAACAATTAAGAAACATTAAAAGCAGTTTGGCGGACACGCCCGAAAAGGGTGTGGAAAAGAAGAGCGCGTGGGGTACCGAATGGGGTGATGTGATGGTGGCCGTAAAGGAATGCCTGTACCCGAACGGGGCACCGAAAGGCGCACTCGCCCGTACCGGGAAGATGATCAAGCAACGCTACCAAGTAGCATTCGAGCCCAAAGATGTGATCGATATGATGAGGGGTCTGAGGAAACTGGTGGACGCCGACAAGGTCAGAGACTGTAAGGCCGGTGGAGACATCAAGCTGTGGGAAGCGATGAAGACCGATAAGCACAATGGATGGATGGACATCGAAGGCAGAGGCGTGTGGGACGCAGCTATGGACCGTGAACGGTATGGTATGAAATCGTATGAGAGTGATACGAAAGCGTTCGGACTGAAGCACGTCGATACAGCAGACATGACATGGGAGGCTCAGGCATAATGGCCGGCCAGAAGATTACGAAGAGACAGTTCGCCAAGCTCGCCAAGATCGGGGAGGAGGTGATCTTCGATGTGTATGTGCAGACCCGGAGCGTAGCGAAGTGTATCGAGGCGCTCGACTTGAAGATGGGGAAGACGACGTTCTATCGGTGGCTCAACTCGGATGAAGAACGAAGGGCCAGGTGGAATGAGAACATGAAACGGATAGCCCAAGACTTGGTCGAGGAATCTCTCGAGATAGCACACGGCGTTACCGATAAGGACGATGTGCCAGCTGCCAGACTCAAGGTGGAGACTAACCGATGGACCGCGACTAAGTACGATAGGGTCAAGTTCGGGGATACGAGGAGGGGGTGGTCGCCGTGCAAGTCAACTTCGGGGATCAGTTCCTTGATGCGCTCAAAGAGCTTGACGAGATCAAGGTGGTTGAGGCTGAAGTGGTGGAGGTGGAAGAGTGACTCAAGGCGAGAAAAGACCTATGGGTCTTTACGCCCGGGCGGGCGAGTTCAAACCAACCGGTTCCGAACCACCTGGGTTTTCATGCATCCGGTTTGCATATCCATGCGAACTGGCGACACGCATAATGTGCGATTATACATCGAGATCCCAGAAACCCAGTGTTTATGCGGTGTCTGAGGGTAGGCCCAGGTTAACATAATGGATATTATACGAACTTGTCACCAAAATGGGACACTTTTGCCCCCCCCGGCTCGATATCGCGGCGGGTGCGCTGATGCAGCTCAACGGACACCGAACCCAAAAAAAAATGAAGATTGACACGACCTCCGGAGATTATGATTTCACCTACCTGAGTCTTGGTGCTGGCGTTCAATCGAGCGCCCTGCTTGTCTTGGCTTGCCAAGGGAAAGTGCCGAAGCCTGACGTAGCGATATTCGCTGATACTGGCGACGAGCCTAAGTACGTCTATGACTATCTGAAGGTACTCACCGCCTACGCGGCACCTTTTGGTATCGAAGTTGTGAAGGCCCAGAAGGGTGTGTTGAGCGAGTGGGTTATCGATCGCCAAAAAGGTGGCAAGCGTTTCGTCAACGTCCCGATCTTCACGAAGAACGGTGATGGTTCGCAGGGTATGCTACGTCGGCAATGCACCCAAGAATTCAAGATCACTCCGATCTTACAGAAGGCGCGTGAGTGTATGGGCTACAAGCCCCGACAGCGCGTGAAGCACAAAGTCCGGGCGATGCTGGGCATAACGATAGATGAAGCTCAGAGGATGAAGCCAGCTTGGCAGAAGTGGGTAACAAATACATGGCCGTTGGTCGATTTAGGTCTACACCGCGACGACTGTTTTGGGATCATCGAGGAGGTGGGTCTACCGGAGCCGTTGAAGAGTGCTTGTGTCTACTGCCCGTATCACAGCGATTCTTACTGGCAGTGGATGAAGGATGAGCATCCAACCGAATTTGAAAGAGCGGTTGTGTTCGATAAAGGGATCCGCGACATGACGATGAGGGGTAGAGAGCAACCGGGCTATGTCCACCGCTCCTGCGTCCCGCTCTCGGAGGCTGTGTTCAATGTGGGCGATCCGGACCAGGTGGATATGTTCGGTAACGAGTGTGAAGGGATGTGTGGTGTCTGAGGGATGAAGATCACCCTCGAACCTTCTGATGTCGCGGTCGCGTGTTCTATAGCGACCCACCATTCGTTGTCGTCGGTATTGAGGGATCGCACCCCGAAGAACAAGCAGTCTGAGGCGTCCAGTTTGGATGACCGTCTGGTCGGCTACCTGGCCGAAATCGCGGTAGCCCGGGCTCTGGGTGTCAGCTGGCCGCAGCCCCATAAGTTGGATTTTGATCGTCGCCACGACGGCGACCTGTTTTTCGATGGCGAGGCTATCGAGGTGCGGAGCTCAAGCAATCCGAACGCTGGTTTTCTGCTCGGTCAGCCGGATGATGATGATGGTCGCCGTTATTTTTTCGTTAGATCGTCTGGCTCCGATTTTGGTTATGAGGTTATGGGCTGGATGCGCGGGTCTGATATGAAGGATATGCGCTACTGGGCCGACAAGGCCGGCAATGGCCGTTTTTGCTACTGGGTGCCGGTTGAAGACCTGGTGGCTTTTGATTTACCATTTTAGGGGGTGCCCCGATGGAAGAGTTTACACGGGAGGATCGCGAAGAGACTATCAGCCAGCTGAGAGACTTCGCACAGAAACAGCGCCGAGGTGGCTTTGTACGTTATCTGATGCATCACGCAGCTGATATGTTGGAGACTTGGCCGAACAAGAAGAGTCGCACTCGCAAAAAGGTCACAGCCTAATGAGTGCGCGTTCCCACTCGCCGGACCTTTCTCATCTTGGTCGCTCACGGGGAAACGGGCTTGGGGAAGTGCGCGAGCAACTCAAGTCCACTCGTCCCAGCCATGTCCGCGATTTCAAGGTCTTGGCTGGTGGCCCGACCCGGGAAACGGAAAGCGACCTGTTCCGTTTGCATCGGGAGGGTTTGGAGGCCCAGAGGGCTGGCCGCTTCCAGGTCCATATCACGCATGAAAAGGTCGAGCCCCCGGACGAGGATGGTCCGCGCTGGACCGGCGACAAGATCGACAAGGTGGCCTTGGCCCGTCAGAATTTCATGGATGAAGCACGTCCGTTTTGGCGCTATGATGCGCTGTTCATGGTAGATTCCGATGTGATCATCGGTCCCGGCGTATTGAAGCGGATGTGGCAAGTGGATGCCCCCGTCG